TGGCATGGAAACCAGGTAGACGGGCATACTTCATGGGATGGAAATCATTCCCATAGTCTTTCTTCGACAGGTGGCAACCAGGCCCATAACAACATGCAGCCGTCTATCGTCGTGTACATGTTCCAGCGTACAAAATAGGAGGTGAGAAGTATGGCTGAATGGGTACAGATGGTGGGCTCCCTGGTATCCGTCTTGATGCTTTGCGGCATCATTTTTAACTTTAGCGTCATCAAGCCGCTGAACCAGTCGGTGCGGAGCCTTCAGGAATGCATCGACCATCTGCGGCGTCAGCTTTCCGAAACGGAAGCCAAGCGCCAGGAGATGGCGGAGCGCCTTTCCCGCGTGGAGGAGGCAACGGATCATGTACAGCACCGCCTGGATGTGATTGAGCAGCGGCAGAATGAATAGGGAGGTGGCAGGATGGGCTTTTCAGTCATTCGGAACCGGATTTCCATCACTCGTGGAGATTCGGCGCAGATTACGCTGACCATCCGGGACCGGGTGACGGGCGGGTTGTTCGTGCCAGGTCCGGATGACCGGCTCACGTTTACAGTAAAACGGGAACTTTCTGATGAAAACCCGTTGATAGTGAAAACGCTGGATAATGGCATCGTGCGCCGGGAACAGGACTGTCTTCTGCTTCTGGTGCCGGAAGATACGGCCCGGCTTCCTTTCGGAACTTATCGGTACGATGTGGAATTAGTACTGGTTTCCGGCTATACAGATACGGTCATCCCGCCCAGCCCGTTTATTGTGACCGGGGAGGTGACGGCTCATGGAAAGGTATGAGGGAACCCTAAAAGGAAAAAGCGTACTCTGCGGAGTGCTTTCGATGCCGCAGGAGCCGTCTGGGGCCTATCAGGAAAAAGCAGTCATCCCAGGTGACGAGGAACAGATCATTCTTCCTGACAAGGGCTTTACGGCCCTGCGGTCAGTGACGGTAGCTGCCATCCCGTCGAACTATGGCAGAATCAGCTTTAATGGTTATGAGTTGAAAGTAGAGTAAAGGAGCAATCAACATGGCGAAAAATGTAAAAATCAATGGCGTCACTTATGAAAGTGTCCCACAGGTATCTATTCCTCTGGCAGGGGGAACTGGGACGGCAGAGTTTTATGATACGACATCGGCAAATGCTGTTGCGGCAGACATCCGAAACGGGAAAACGGCATATCTGGGAAGCGGCGTGGTGACAGGTACAATGACTGACAATGGTGCGGTAACGGGTTCCATCACTTCCGTGAAAGGGACATATACGGTGCCGTCCGGTTATCATAACGGCAGTGGTACGGTCAGCATCGCTTCTTCCGAACAGTTAAAAATCGTTACGGGAAATATTAAAGCCGGGGTGACCATCCTCGGGGTAGCAGGAAAGTCCAGCGTAGTCGATACGGCTGATGCAACAGCAGCAGCGAGTACCATTGTGTCCGGGAAAACGGCCTATATCAACGGTTCTAAAGTGACCGGATCATTGACTTCTGTTGCGGTGTCTCAAGACAGCTTGACCAAAGTGCTGACCATCGAATAAAGGAGCGTGATGACATGAAGGTGGATGTGAAAATCGCTGGCGCCAGCTACAATGAAGTGCCATCTGTACTGCTTCCTCTTATGGCTGGCGGAAAAGCCAGATTCTGTGAAGTTTCGGATACAACAGCAGAAACTGGTGACGTTGCAAAAGGCAAGAAATTCTATACGGCAGATGGAGAACTGGCAGAAGGAACCTTGCAGGCAACGCAGAGTTCGGTATCAGAAACAAACGTCTTTTACTATTGGGATTTAGGCACTAAGAATATCTGGAAGATTCCATTGACTGTATCTGGCAATACGTATGAACTGTATACTTATGATAGTGCAAACAAAAATGCTACGATTGACTTTGATTTTAGTGCGGATAATCTGGCCTTGTTTATTGGATATCATGATAATGTGACGTTTGCCAGCCTGTCAGAAGGCGGGGAATTATATAACTTCTTCAAATCTCATGATTTTGTGGCAGAAATCGTGAAAGACAGCCAACTCACTGCAGATGTATCATGTCGGATTTCCAAAGCCGATATCAGTGTATATGCATACCCGGCTTTTGCATTGGTGTATTTTCCTTACAGTAAATTTTCCAATGCAACCAGTCTGAAAAACAATAAAAATGATGTTATACGATTTCGGTTTGTATGATTTATAAATCGGAATGGAGTGATTATTGAACATTATGTTTGAAAAAGTGAATATCCCTGACTGCATCGTCATTATCGGGCTGGTCACAGCACTGATCATGGCGATTTTTTATACCCTCAACGAGCTGGCAATGTCCATTGCCTCTGGCTTGCTCGGTTATATCGGCGGCACCGTGAAGACCGCCGTTCATCAGAAAGGAGACGAAAAAAATGAAAGTATTCATTAACCCCGGTCATGCGCCGGGCGGCAATCCCGACCCGGGCGCCGTCAATGAAGAAACGGGCCTGCGCGAATGTGACGTGGCCTTGGCTGTCGGCAAAGCCGCCGAAAGTTATCTGAACGCGGCAGGTGTAGAAACGGAACTGCTTCAGTCCGACAGCCTGTATGAAATTTGTGAAACAGCCAATAGCAATGATGCCGACATCTTCGTGTCCATCCACTGCAATGCCGCTGAAGCCGAAGAAGCCAACGGCACAGAAACATGGGCCTGTGCCGGCAGTTACCGTGGTAGCATGCTGGCCAACTGCATCCAGAGCCAGCTAGTCGATGCCCTCGATACTACTGACCGGGGTGTGAAAATCGCCATACCTGGTGTTAACGGACTCTACGTCCTTACGAATACAGACATGCCCGCGGTTCTGGTCGAGCTGGCCTTCATCACCAATCCCGGCGATGAAGAAATATTGGCGAATGCCCAAGATGC